GGAGAAAAAATGGATTTTGAACAAGAAAAAAAAGAACACCCAGACGAACAATGGTTCTGTTCTGCTTGTGGTGCAGAAAATTACGGTCTTGCATATTGGTGCATTAAGTGTGGTGCATTCCCACAAGAGGAAAATAATAAAAAAACGCAACAGAAACGCCACTCTGATGATTAACATATTACGCTAAATAATATATTAAGGTTAATATGATACCGAAAAAAATAGTCAACCAAGTATTTGAAAGGGACAACTATTCTTGTCAATTATGCCCAAGACAATACCACTTTGACGATCATTCTTTACACTGTCACCATATCAAGCTAAAAAGCCAAGGTGGGAAGGATACAGTAAAGAACCTTTTATCAGTATGTTGGGAATGTCACAATAAAATACATGAACATAAAATATGATTTATTTATGGACTTTTTTATTTATAAGTATAAAGTAGTAGTATAATAACAATAAGGGGGAAATATGGATTTTAAAAAGGCAAGAGAAAAGTTAGGCATGACACAAATTGATGTTTCAAAAGCTGTTGGGGTAAGTGTTGTTTCTTATCGGTTATGGGAACAGGGTGGGGGAAAACCGACTCCTGAAAATTTGAAGAAACTCAAAAAAGTTTTACGCATTAAGGATTAGGTATGGATCGGGGATATATCCGGTTATGGAGAAAATCATTAGACGGTGGTCTTCTTAAAAACCATAATGTTTGGGTTTTTTGGAGTTGGTGTTTAATGAAAGCTAACCATACAAAAGATAAAAAATTTGTAGTTGGTTTCCAAGAGATATATTTACAACCTGGAGAGTTTATTTTTGGTAGAAAAAAGGCAGCGGAAGAAACTGGACTGTCAGAACAGAAAATCAGAACGTGTTTAACTTTTTTAAAAAAGTCTAAAAATCTAACCATCAAACCAACCAACAAATTTAGTATAGTATCTATAGCAAATTGGAAGACTTACCAGTTTTGTGATGATGCAATCAACCAGCAATCTAACCAACAACTAACCAGCAAACAACCAGCAAGTAACCAGCAAGTAACCACAAACAAGAACAAGAGAACAAAAGAACAGAAGAACAAAAGAAGAAAGAAGCCTTTTTTACCACCGACAAAAGACCAAGTTATAAATTATTTTATTGAGAATGGGTTTGATGCTAATAAGGGTTCTGATGCTTTTGAATTTTATGATTGTGCAGAGTGGTATGATTCCAGGGGCAACAAGGTAAATAGTTGGAAGCAAAAAATGCGGAGTGTTTGGTTTAAAGAAGATAATAAAGTAAATAACAATAAAGGAATGACCAATGCTGAAAGATGGGTTCAGCAAAGGAAAGGTGAACAAAATGCAAAATGATTTTATAAAAGAGTTCGCAACTTTATATCTTGCAACATATTCTATTTATAAACGTCCAAGAGATTCAGACCCTAACCCTGTTGTATATGAGCTTTTCTATGAAGCTGTAAAGAAGTTTGGACATGATGCTGTTAAAGCTGCTTTTTCTGTCCATATTCAAAGCCCTGATAATGGTCAGTGGATGCCTAAACCAGCAGATATTGTAAGGATCATTGAAGGGACTTCAAAAGACAATGCTTTGGTTGCATGGTCAAAACTTAAAAAAACAATCAGTGCTGTTGGTTCTTATGAAACAGTTGTTTTTAATGATCCAATTATTCATGCTGTAGTTCAGGATATGGGTGGTTGGATTTTCTTATGTTCAACAACTGAAAAAGAATTACCATTTAAAAAGAATGAATTCCAATCAAGATATTACGATTATAAAAGCAAAAGTGATGTTCCGGTTTATCCTGCTAAATTGTATGGGACCCATGAATCAGAAAACTTACAAAAAGGATACCTGGAACATATATCAGAACCTAATTTAATCGGAAATCCTGTAAAGGCAGAGGAAGTTTTAAGGCTTGGGTCCAATAAACCTTCTTTAATGATTACAAAAGGGGAAAATAAAGGTCTTAAAAAGATAGGGCTAAATATCGGTGACGTAAGCTGTAATTTATTTAATACCAAAGGGGGGAATATGACCTGGATAAGAGTTGAGGACAAGTTACCAGAAGAAGGGCAAAGGGTCATTTATTATTTTGAGCATACCGGAATAGATATTGGCAGATATAGCAAGGTTAAATATCTAAAAGAATTTATTGGGTCTGATAAGGTTATCTATGGTGATTGTTTCCACGGGAATGGTGGGTGGTTAATAGACGATGTAACTCATTGGATGCCAGTACCAGATAAACCTGGAAAGGTTAAATAACCAAAGGAATATAAATAGGAGAATTAGAAATGAGAAGCGTAAAGACAGACAAATTATTTAAGGTCAACCTAAAAGGTACATATGGGACCGGATGTGGAGTTAAATATCATCGGTCTTATGTGGTAGCAAAGACGATGGATGGGGCTTATAAAAAAGTTAGAGATTATCTTGATGGTGCGGATATTGGTTTTTCATCTGATCGTGAATTAGATTCTATTGAACTGGTTGCAGAGGATTATGAATATACGGACGTTCGGACAAGATTATTTCAATAATAAGGAGAATCAAAAGATGAAAATCCAGAACTATTAAACCAATGAAAATAATCCTAATATCAATCCTGTTCCTAACATCATGCAACTATACACCGGAGAAGTTAGATTTAGGCGATTACAAGCCGATTCAATTTAATTCAGGGTATGAACCTGGACCCAAGTGGATTATCAGGGATAGAGGGCTAAAAACTAAATATTGGAGGAAAGATGAACAAGAATAAAAAGAGTTTTGTCTATTATTTTCTGGATAGGAATAAGCTTTCAATCAAGGTAATCCGGATCAAGAAAAACAGTCCTTTTGAGGTCGGGATTATCAGGAATAAAATGGAAAGGAAGTTGTTTGATTTAATGTCAAAAAAGTTCAAAAAAGACTTTCCAAAGATAAGGGTCTTACAGTATCTAAACAGTAAAAAAGAGGTCTTGCACCATCATAAACCAGGATTAGACTACAAACTTGAACAGCTTTGATTGTCAAGGGTTTTAAAGGGAAATTAAGATTCAGCTTAGAGCAAGATATTGGCTCATTGCTATTATTTTTATAGAATATCCTTGATTTACTCTATTTCTCATGTAAATATATGGTATATTCCGAAAAAGATTACCTTTTATGGGGTTTGCTTTTGAATTTTAAAAAAAACAGGCAGGAGAAAAGAGAACATGAATCTGCTGTATATTATTTTTTAAGGGGCAACACTATCAACCGGCTTGAACCAATTAAGCTCCCAAAAGAAACAACCATTCCTATTTTCCTAAAGGGTAAACATATTCACGGTCAACCAAGTGGTTGCTTTAAAGTTCCATCTTACTACGCAGGATAATATAATGCCGGTAACTCCCAAGAAACCATGCAGGAAATGTAAAAGGGTTTTAACTATAGAAACCTATTGCCCTGTTTGCGGACCGGTCATAGAACAACGCAAAAAACTTTCAGCAGGAAAGTATGATTCAAAGCGGGGCAACTCTGCACAACGTGGTTATGATGCAGACTGGTTATTTATCAGGAGTAAAAAGATTAATAAGGATTCTCTTTGTGAAGTCTGCCTTAAAAGTAAAAAGTTTATCATTGCAACATTGGTTCATCATATAAAACCGATTGAAACCCATCCACAATTAAGATTAACATTATCAAACCTTCAAAGCGTTTGTATATCTTGCCATGAAATAATCCATAAAAGAAGGGCAGCACAATGGGCAAGCTAACAATCAAATCAAAAGAAAGAAGGAAGTGGATTAAGAGAATGAGGGTATTCCTTGGATTGTGTCGTGGTTGCGGAGAAGATTCACCGGTTACAATGCTTTGTGATAAGTGCAGGACTCAACAGGTTGAAAGAGCAAAGAAGGTTAAGAGATTGAATAGAGAGAAGGACTTGTGTATTTGTGGACAACCTAAGTTGAAACGATCCGAACAATGCCAAAGATGTTATCAGACTAAAAGAAAATACAATGGCAACTATTATTACAGCAGCAAAGATTTACCGGTTGAGAATTTTGTTGAAAAAGTTGATGTATTCTTTCTATATAACAGAGATGGTGGGAAATGCCAGATATGTATATCTCAACTGAAGATGGAAACAAGATTTCCGGACTTAATGACACCGACTATTGACCATATAATTCCGTTGAGCAAAAACGGAGAGCATAGCAAGAAGAATACTCAATTATGCTGTTTCCTATGTAATAGCAAGAAAGGCACAAAGGTACTATCTAACGAAAACCAAGGAAGGTTGGTAGGATGATTTGTAGGTTAGGCATAACAAGGCACGGCAGGGGGGTCTTTTTTAAAAAGAGTTTTTATCTCTTGACCGAATGGTCAGCTTTTTTCTTCCTATGCCAAATTAAAGCGAGGGGACGTCATTAAAATAAAAGAATGTGAAATAGAAACGCTAATTCCTTACATTAACAATGCCAGGACTCATTCAGATGAACAGGTGGCACAGATAGCTGCCAGCATAAAAGAGTTCGGGTTTAACAATCCTATATTGTGTGATGGGGATAAGGGTATCATTGCCGGTCATGGTCGATTGATGGCAGCAAGAAGGCTTGGACTTTCTAAAGCCCCAGTGATTGAGCTTTCACATTTATCTGACATACAAAAGAAGGCTTATATCCTTGCTGATAATCGATTGGCAGACAATGCCGGTTGGGATGAGGAACTTATAGGGATCGAACTTGAAGCATTGAGTGCAGAGGAATTTGATATTGAGTTGACCGGCTTTAGTTTAGAAGAAGAAAAGAAAGGGTTGACCGAAGATGATGCTGTTCCAGAGGTTGAAGAATCTATTTGTGTCCTGGGGGACTTGTGGATACTTGGTGAACACCGGCTTTTATGTGGTGACAGCACAGACATTGAACAGGTTGAAAGATTGATGGGTGGGCAAAAGGCTGACATGGTTTTTACTGATCCTCCTTATGGAATGTACCTGGATACTGATTGGAGTTCTGCTAAATCTTCTTTAGCTTTTGCCAAAGAAAAAAATGCTTTAGGTGGTAAGAAGCATAAACAGGTTATTGGTGATCATGATGACTTCACGCCAGAATTAATAGATACAGTTTTTAAATCATTTAGTTATTGCAAAGAAATCTTTTTATGGGGTGCAGATTATTATTCAGAGCATTTACAAAATAAAAATGATGGTAGTTGGATTGTGTGGGATAAAAGGCTTGATGAAAGTGCCGATAAAATGTATGGGTCAACATTTGAACTTTGCTGGTCGAATGGTTTTTTGATTATTATAGTTTAAAAGATAAAAAGATTGTTGCTGATATTTATGGTGGGGCAGGGGGAACATTAATAGCTTGTGAGAAAACCAATAAGCAATGCAGGATGATGGAACTTGACGAGCATTATTGTGATGTAATTATAAAACGGTGGGAAGAATACACCGGTGGAAAGGCGGTCTTAAATGGCAGGGCGTAAAAAATTGCCGACACAACTAAAGTTATTAAAAGGGACACAACGGGCAGACCGGTTAAACCCAAATGAACCGATGCCTGATATTGGTATTCCAGAACCACCGGAGTTTTTATCAGAAGCAGGGCTTATTGAATGGAACAGGATTTCAAAGCAATTGGTTGACCTGGGGCTTCTTTCTAAAATAGATATGGCAGCATTGGCAATATATTGTCAGGCTTGGGGAAGGGTTGTAAAATATGAGAAGATCATTGCAGGCAAAGGAGAATTATATAAAACAAGTAACGGTAATATTATTCTTTCTCCTGCAATGTGGGTTTTAAACAAAGCCTATGAACAAGTATACAAGTTTGCAGGGGAATTCGGAATGTCACCGGCAAAGAGGGCAAGTGTTACTGCAACGAAGGTTAAAGATAAAAAGAAAGACAAGTTTAAGGAGTTCGGCACTTGAAGCATCCTTTAACAAATAAAGCGAACAAGTATGCCAGGGATTGTGTTTCTGGCAAGGTTAATGTTTGCTTACAGGTTATCCAGGCTTGCCAAAGGCATCTTGACGATATGGAAAGAAAAGACTTTCCGTTTGAATTCGATATGGATAAGTGCGAAAGGTTTTTAAGGTTCGGGGAACTGATGCCCCATTCAAAAGGGGATTTAAGCGGGAAAACGCTAAAGTGGGAACCTTGGCAATGTTTTTGTTTTGGGGTTCCTTTCGGGTGGGTCAGGAAAGATAATGGTCTAAGACGGTTCAATGAAATGTTTTTACTGATACCAAGAAAGAACGGGAAAAGTTTTGGTGCTGCAGTTGTCGGGAATTATATGTTTTCAGCCGATGGTGAAAAAGGGGCAGAGGTTTATAGTGCTGCCGGCTCAGAGAAACAGGCAGACTTTGTATTTGCTCCTGCCTGGAAAATGGCGAAACAAACACCGGCATATAAAAACCGATTTAATATAACCTTAATGGGAACACCGGAAAACCCTGGAAAAATGTGTTCCTTGTCTGATGGTTCTTTTTTTGAAAGAGTTATAGGAAACCCTGGGGACGGTGGGAATCCTCATTGCTGGATACAAGACGAATACCACGAGTCTAAGACCAAAGACTCCTATGATACCGGAAAGACCGGCATGGGGTCCAGGAAACAGCCTATGCTATTGTCAGTCACAACAGCAGGGACAAATACCAAAGTTCCATGCTTTGATTTACAAAAAAGGGTTGAAAAAATATTGTCCGGTGATCTTGTAAATGAAGAATTGTTTGCTGTAATTTATACGATTGATAAGGATGATAAATGGGAAAACTTTGAAACCTGGAAAAAAGCGAATCCGAATTTAGGTGTTTCAGTTTTAGAACCTTATTTAAGGTCACAGCTTCACACGGCCTTGCAGTCACCACGGGACCAGAATTCAGTTAAATGTAAACACTTAAACGTATGGTCAAATGCTGGTCAGGCTTGGATGAATATGGTCGAATGGGGTAAATGTGAAGAAAACCTTAACATAAACGACTTCAAAGGGCTTCCGGTTTCTCTTGGATTGGACTTGGCATCTAAGATTGATATTGCATCCAAGATGTATCTTTTTAAAAAAATCATTGATGCTAAGAGTCATTATTACCTGTTCTCAAGGCATTGGATACCGGAAGAACGGACATTTGACGAAGAATATGCCCATTATGCCGGTTGGGTGCATACAGGCTTTTTAACGGCAACTCCAGGTGCGAGGATTGATATACATGAGATTCAGGAAACAATAAAACAGGATGCAAAAGATTTTGATTTATCCGGATCAGAGAATGGTGGTGGTGAAGTCTGCAACGATCCTTGGAATGCACAGCAGCTTATAACAAATTTATTGAATGTCGGGGTCCAGTGTGTGGAGATACCTCAAAATGTTTCTTTCTTGTCTGAACCAATGAAAGAGATTGAAGCGTGTATCAGGGATGGAAGTTTTCACCATGACGGGAATCCGGTCACAACCTGGATGATGGCAAATGTTTGTTGCAGGGTTGATAAAAAAGATAATATTTTCCCTTTTAAAGAAGGGGATGAAAATAAAATAGACGGTGCTGTTGCAACAATAACGGCAATGGCAAGGGCAATGTATGATGAAGGCATAAAATCAACACCGGTTCCAACATTTGTATGAGGTTATTATGAAAATTGATTTGTCGGATTTATTAATACTGCTTGGTTTGGGGTTGATGGGGTACGGTCTTTATTTGTTTCAGTCCTTGCCTGTATCAATCATTTCAGTTGGTATAATTATTTTAAACTTTGGAATATTACGGTCAATCGTGGGCAAAAGGTAAAATATGGGATTATTTACGAAGATTTTAAGGAACCTTTCAGGACAAATATCTGCTTACGATGATTTCTGGTATGGTCCTGCACAAACGACAAAAGCAGGGGTGAAAGTTGATGAAAAAGAAGCCCTGAAATATTTAACGGTCTTGGCTTGTGTTACTCTTATAGCAGGAGATATTGCTAAATTACCCTTAAATTTATACAAAAAAAGAAAAAGTGGTGGTAAAGACTTAATAACAGATCATCATTTATACGATATTCTTCATAATAGACCGAATCAGGACACAACTTCTTTTAATTTTCGGGAAACTTTACAAGGGCATCTTTTATTATGGGGCAACTCATACGCCTTTATAGACAGGGAAGATATTGGTGGAAAGATAAAAAATTTATGGCAATTACCGGACCCTGGTCAAATAAAGATCCATAGAAATAAAAAGAACGAGCTTTTATACACATATAAAGTCAATGGTGAGGATAAGGTTAGGACAAGGAGAGAGGTTTTTCACATTCCGGGGTTTGGGTTCAATGGTCTTGTCGGTAAGTCAATGGTCGGGCTTGCACGGGAAGCCATTGGGCTTGGGCTTGCAACAGAAGATTTCGGTTCTACTTATTTCGGTGAAGGGACTCATCCTTCAGGAATTTATAAAATAAAGGAAACTTTAACGGAAGAAAACAGGAAACAATTCAATGCAGCATTAAAAGAAGGGTTTTCGGGGCTTGGAAAGGCTCATAAGGTCATGGTTGCAGAGGGTGGGGGAGAATACCAACCATTAACCGTTTCGATGGACGATGCTCAATTTTTAAGCACCAGGGACTTCCAAAAGAAGGAAATTTGCGGAATGTATCATGTTCCACCGCACAAAATAGCCTTACACGGGGCAAATTCTAACCGGAATAATCTTGAACAAGAAAACGGTTCGTATGTGGACTCCTGCCTAATGGGTTGGATTGTCAGATGGGAAAGTGCAATCTCTTTGCAGCTTTTAACAGAACAGGAAAGAAGATCAGGTTTATTCTTTGAATTTGCAGTTCAGGGTCTTTTAAGGGGTGATTCTCAAGCAAGGGCAGAGTTTTATAATAAGATATTCCAGGTTGGTGGTATAAGCCCTAATGAGATAAGAGCTAAAGAAAACATGAATCCTGATCCTTCACCGGAAGCCGATAAAAAGTATATTATGCTCAATATGATACCTTTGGACCAGGCAGATGAACCGTTTGATACAGATTTTAGAACATTTTTCAAGGAACCGGAAACCAGAATTTCAGAATCTCAGTCTATAAGATTACGGGACCGGATACAAAAACAATATGCCCCATTGATTTATGATGCTGCCAGGGCGGTCGTAAATAGAGAAACCAAAGCGATCAAGAAGGAAGCATTAACACCGACAAGAGATAAAACTTCCATGAAGGTCTTTTTGAATGATTTTTATGAGAAATTCCCTGAATATATTGAACAGAAAATGGGACCGGTTTTAAGGTCTTACATTTCGTCCATTATAGATGCCACAAATAATGAACTGAAAACTGAAGAAGATTTAGAAAAAGATACTCAGGAATATGTTGATACTTACACTTTAAGACACGTTTCTTCTTCCAAGGGTCAGATGCTGGCAATTGTTCCTGACGGAATGGATGCCATAGTTCAAAGAGCAGATGAATGGCAGGACAAAAGACCGGACAAGATAAAAGCAGACGAAGGGGTCAGGGCATCAAATTTTGCTTTCCAGGCAGTTGTATGGTCGGCAGGGCTTTCTACAGTCTGGAGAATAAGAGGGGCAGAAACTTGTCCATATTGTAAAAGCTTGAACGGGAAAAAGGTGGGTCGTGGACAAAGCTTTGTGAAGTCTGGTGACAAATTAGACCCTGCCGGTGCTGACGGTGTAATGAAAATAAACGGTACTAAATCTCATCCTGGGTTGCATCAAGGTTGTGATTGTTATTTATCTATAATTTAAGAGGTGAACATGAAAGAAACAAGGACAATAAAAACACCGGTCAAGGTTGAGAAACGAGGTGACGGGACTATAAAAAGCATTGTCGGGTATCCTATTATTTATAATAAAGACAGTGAGGACATGGGATTTATCGAACGGATAGCACCAGGGGCAGCAACAAAAGCTTTAAAGGCTTCAGATGTTAGGGGACTTAAAAACCATGACGCTTCTTTAATCTTTGCCAGATCAGGGGTGAACCTTACTTTGGTTGAGGACAAGACAGGCGTTAAGATGGAAGCGACTCCTGTAGACACTCATAATTTTAGAGAAACGGCAAAAGAGGTTGATCTTGGATTACTTGACGGTCAATCTTTTTCCTTTAATATTCTTGCAGATGAATGGAAAGACCTTGAATCTGATAAACCTCAAAGGACCATAACTGAATTCGGCTTAATATACGATGTTGGACCGGTTACTTTCCCTGCTTATCCTGATACTACAGTGGGGCTTAGAACGCTTGAAGAAGCCAGGAAAGACGTTATTCCAGAAACAAGAATAACGATTATTGAGGGTGACACTGAACACGTTTTTACCGGTGAGAATCGCTTTGACGATGCTGCCGAAAAAATAAGGGCAATAGCAAATCCAACGATCCCTGCTGCTGCTAACACTGAACCTGATCCAACGATCATTGAAGGTTCTGTTTTGGATAGGATAAATTCAACTTTAGAGAGGTATAAAAAATGAACATCAAAAAAATGAAAGAGGACATTGAGATTATCGTTAAACAGCTTGGCGATATGAGATCATTAATTGAGTCTGAAAATAGAAAACCGAATGAAGAAGAACGCAAACAGGCGAATTCTTGGTTGAGTGAGATTGACGAGCTTGAAGCAAATATTACCTTGGAAAAACGAACACAGGGTATGCTCAGCCGTACAAAAAAATCTGCAAAAGAACCAGATATAACTCCTGTCAGTGCTATTGAACAGGAAAAAAGGGACACCTTTGCTTCTGACGGTGAGTTTTTAATGGCTGTTATGAATGCTGCTGTTCCAGGGAGAGCGGTTGATCCAAGACTCTCCACAAGAGCAGCAACAGGGTTAAATGAGGGGATTCCTTCTGATGGTGGTTTTCTTGTCGGAACGGAAATGTCAACCAGACTCTTGACGAATACTTGGGCAAGCGGTCAAATCTTGCCACAGGTTAACAAAGTAACTCTTGGTGGAAATGCCAATTCAATGACATTTAACGGAATTGATGAAACATCTAGAGTGAACGGCTCCAGGGCAGGGGGAATTGTATCATATTGGGTAAATGAAGCAGATACCATTACACCGTCAAGACCTAAGTTCAGAAAGATTGATTTGAAACTAAACAAACTTGTTGGGGCTTGTTATGTTACAGAGGAAAACCTGGACGATGCTCCAACCATCCAGCAAATTATAGAAGCCGGTTTTGCAAAAGAGTTTGAATTTAAGCTGACTGATGCGATTATAAACGGTTCTGGTGCAGGACAGCCTTTGGGTATTCTTAATTCAGGTTGTATGGTTTCTGTAAGCAAAGAAGCTGGACAGGCTGCATCGACAATTGTATATGAGAATGTTTTAAAAATGCGGATGCGAATGATAGCGGCATCAAGACCAAATTCAATTTGGATTATTAATCAAGATTGTGAAACTCAATTAGATTCTATGTCCTTGGCAGTTGGTACTGGTGGGGTTCCGGTTTATCTTCCTGCCGGTGGTGCTTCAGCACAACCGTACAGCACTCTTTTTGGTCGTCCAGTGGTTCCGATTGAGCAATGCGAAACGCTAGGAACAACCGGTGATATAATGTTGTGCGATTTTTCACAGTATCAAGCGATTGATAAGGGTGGAATGAAAAGCGATGTATCTATTCATGTGCAGTTCCTAACAGACCAGCGTGTTTTTCGGTTTACGTACAGATTTGACGGGGAACCTGTCCTTGGTTCGGCAATCACTCCATTTAAAGGAACAAACACTCTTTCCCATTTTGTTAAATTGGATACAAGAGCATAAAGAGAGGTATAAAAGATGAAATTTCCAGAAATTTATAAAGTAGTACCGATTGCAAGCGATATGGACGTAAGTGCTTCAGCAACAAATCCATGTGATTCTATTAACATGAAGAATTACCACCATGCAACCTTCCTTGTTAACCTTCAGACACTTGGCGGGGCAGCACTTTATTGCGAAGTGTATTCAGGGGCAACGGATGGTGCTTTAACCAGTGCCTTGACCTTTCACTATGCTTTTATGGGTGCAGCAGCTTTGGCAGCAAATGCCGATGTTTTAGCAGCAGATGCCACAAGTGCAGCACTGGTAATTGCTCATGCAACATATGATAATTATATGTTGGTTGTTGAAGTTGATGCAAGTGATATGGATGTTGCAAACGGAGAAAATTGGTTAACACTTTCTTTCCCTGATACAGCAACCGGGGCAACCGGCAACCTGTCAGCAGTGGCAATCCTTGAACCACGTTATACCGGCAATCGGTCATTAACTGCCTTGACTTAAAATCCTGGGGGTGTAAAAGCCCCCTTAAAAGGAAGGTGACAAAATGACAATGCATATATATTTCAACCAGGATAAGGACGGTTACAAAGAAGGACAAAGCTGTTATGTCGAAAGAACTTTAGCAAGACGGTTTTGTGAGAACGGAGTGGCTATTCCTTACCAGAAACACTTGGATAATATTTATGATGCTGAACAGGCAAAGAAGCCTGTAAAGAAAAAGATGATCTTTAAATCGGTATCTAAGAAACAAAAAAAAGCTGAAAAGGCTACAAAATAGGAGTGCTGACAAATGGCAAACTATGCAGCAAGCACAAGAGCAAGAATATCTGATTTAATCAACGGCATGAGAGTTGAAACAACCATTGCTTTAGGAACGGCAAAACTGATCCAGGCACAGGAAGAAATTTTCAACGTGTATGGTGAAATAAGGGTTCATGGATTATGGTTTGAAGTTACGACTGCAATCTCTGCAACCGCAACCACCATGCTTTTTAATGCAACATTTACGACACCGGCAATCGCAGTCCAGCCGATGACCGGAGCGAGTGGGTCTTTAAGTGGTGTTGCTGCCGGTATTAAGGTCAAGTCTGTAGGTGGGGCAGTGGCAACAGCAGCAGTGATTACAGCAACGGCAGGAATCTCTGATATAGCTCCTGCTGCTCAAGACATTGGTGGTGCAGGATTTATTGGCACTATCGGACAGTTAACAGGCACAGCCAACGCAACAAGTGGAGCAGGGAAGTTTGTTCTTTATTATACTCCACTTTCAGCCGGTGCTTATGTTGAAGCAGCTTATTAATTTTAACGGGGGTGTAAAAGCCCCTTATGAGGTAAAGCATGGCAATTACAGTTACGAGTCCACAGGCAACGGTAGGGTTTATTAAAAATGCGGTAAGTGCCGATGCTTCAGGGACCGAAGAAATTTTAGCGGGAACAGCCGGTGCAGGAAACATTTGTGTCTTTTGCCAGGGAACCATTGAATAATATTAAAACAGAATACTATTTATTTAAGAGAATTTATATCAGGGACAAACTCAAATTTGGTTAGCTTTCAAAGTTGGTATGAACACACAGACAAGGATTGAACATGGCTTTTATAGATAAAACAGACTTAAAAACAGAACTTGGAATATCAGGGGCAACGGATGATGCTTTGTTAACTATATTGGCAACCTCTGTTATGTCTATTTGGGACATGATAACCAATAGGACTTGGGCTTCAACAACTTATGCTGAATATGTTGACGGGTATGGGTTCTCTTTCTTTAGAACAAAGAATTATCCTATAAGTGCTATTTCCAGGGTAGGGGTTGGTACAACGGGGGTTATGACGATTGAGAACACCGGAACCGAATCCACAGCAACTTGTGAAGTTCTTTCAACAGGTTTAAGCCTTGTATTAGATAGTGGAACACCGGACGTTACCGTAACCTGGGTTGCCAATACAACAGTGACAGCAGTGGTTGCTGCAGTGAACGCTTTGGGATCGAATTGGGCAGCAACAACAGTATCAGGATATGGTGATTTTAAATCTTCAGAGATATTAACAATGTTTCCTGCAAGCTGTATTGATTCAGCAGAGATTTATTTAAACATTCCTGAAATTTACTTAAACAAATACACTTTAGATAAGGAAGCCGGGATTGTTTATCCGAACTTTAAAATAAAGGATTCTTATCAAACTGTTATTATAGATTATACAGCAGGGTACACTGATGCAAATGTCCCTGCCTGGTTAAAACAATTATTAGTCAGACAAGGATGCTTCTGGTTCACTCAGGCACAAGGAAGGGAATGGGGGACGAGTTCTAAAAACTTTGGTCCTGATGGTGGTACAATGGCATTTACAAAATTGACAGATAATCTTTTACCGGAATTCATGGCAATGGCTAAAAGGAACATGAAGCATGGACTTTAGTTTTAAAATAAAAAAACCTAAGTTGCCGGATAACTTTACAGATATGTTTCTTTCTCCTATGCAAAAGTATATGAAGGAAGCCAGGACCACTACTAAAAATCGCTTTATGTCAGGCATGAGTGATAAACGCCTTGCAACCAAGACAGGGGCTTTAAAACGAAGCTTAACGTACTCTGTAAAGGAAAGACAAGACTCTCTTGTGGGGACCATGAAGTCCTCAAGTATTTATGCTCCTGTTCACGAGTTTGGGGGAACCATTCATCCAAGAGGGTATCCAATTAAAATTAAAAAACGATCTTTCATGTATCCGGGGCTTATTTCAGGAGTTGACCGGTTTGAGAAGCTAATATTTGAATCAGTTCAAAAGGGTTGGGACAAATGACCATATCATTACAGAATACTATTATAAACTCTATTCTTGCCACGCTTGCAAACATTACGGTTGCAAAAGGGTATCAGACAAATATAGATACGATAATGAGGGGCATACGGGACTTACAGGATATGCAGGGAAAGATGCCCGGGATTGCTTTATGGAAGGAACGAAATAACAGGGTCGATGATTACCAGACAGGCTCACAAAGTATCCTTGTCCTGCACGTTTGGGGCTTTGTAAAAGTGGATGCCAGAAATAACGATTATGATGCTTTGGATAAGTTTGCAGCAGATGTTGAAGCTGTTTTGACTAACGCAACATATAATTCTTACAGGAATGATACTTTTATCAGGGACACTGTTTTTTTTGAGGGTGGTGCAGATAATAATCATGGTATCTTTGACATGGTTGTTGACGTAAGATATTTTTATGACATGGGGGATATATGAAAAGTTATCGTGGTTTATTTAAATTAAGTTGTAGCAAAAAATGTAAAAAGGTAAATGAATGTCAGGCAAGCTGTATTAATTGCCCTGATGTTCTTTTTAATGTAATTGATCTTAACGGTAAAGTTGTTGCCACAAGGGTCAAGAAAACCAAGAAAAAGGAGAAGTAAAAAATGGCAGGGAACACAGCACCAATTCACGGCAGAGTTTGCAGGATTGACGATGGTGGGTCATTAATTGATTATTCAGTGGATTGGTCAATTAATGCCAGTATTGATTTAAGTGATGCTTCAAGGCAGGGTCAGGCATGGAAAGAAAACGTAGTTGGTCAGGGTGGTTGGAATGGATCAATGACTTTCCATTTTGTTGCCGGTAATACTGAACAGAAAGCATTGCTTGATAACATTATCACTGCTTCACCAGGAACAAAAATTACAGACCTTAAATTTATGCTTGAAGATACTGGGGACTATTTCTCAGGGAATATCTTTTTGAATGGATTTGCCACAAGTGCAAGCGTGGGTGACACTGTTAATTGTTCCTTTGATTTTACAGGTGACGGGGCATTGGCTCTCACTGTAGCATAAGGGGGGTGAATAATGGCTTCACCGACAACACCGCAACATGGCAGACATGGGGCAATATATAGACTCAGACCGAACGGTTTCTCAGGGGCAGGGCTTAATGATGTTACCTGGGGAACCGCTTATTCTGCTGCTGACTCTGCTTTCTTTGAGGTTGAGATTGATGCAGAGGGAACCCCGGATACTTTTAAATGGAGAAAAGACGGGGGTGCGTATACTGCAACGGTTGCGATTACCGGAGCAGCACAAGCCCTTTCCGACACTCAGACAATTACTTTTGCTGCAACAACAGGTCATACGTTATTGGATGAATGGACGGTTGGGAACTTGTTTGCAGAACCTTGCACTGCTTCCGGTGCTTCGGCTCAGATAACCGACACAACCAAAAGGATTCTTGACCCTAATAATCCACCGGTTTTTACTGATGATGGCGGGAAAACAGTTTTAAGAATTGATTATACAACCGGCACTGCTTATTTTACAGGCAATGTTGGAACTGTAACGGTTGCAGGGAACCTCGGACAAATTGAAACGTCTGGTTTGGAAAAGGTTGGGTATCTTACCGATTGGTCTTTTAATATCACTCTTGATTTGGCAGATCAGTCTTACATGGGTCAGAAGTGGAAACACAATACAGTAGGTCAAGGATCAGGAACGGGGAGTGCATCAAGCTTTTTTATCGGTTCTGATTCAATGATTGACGGCATTACGAATAAAGAGTTCTTCTTTTTGCAACTCTTTAATTACGATCCAGACCAGGACCAGACAGGGGATCATTTTAATTGTTGGGTTTTGTTTTCTGGTGATGCTGTTGCAGGATCAGTTGGGGATAACGTAAAAGAAACACTTGATTTTACTATTGATGGGACTCCATCATTTACAGCTAATGTTTAATAGCGAAAGGGTTTGACATGAAGTTACAAATGTCAAGGGAAACGTACAAGGCAAGATGGGTTAAGTATGAAGATTGCGAATTGTTTTTAAGACCTTATCCGATAGGCAGGAACGATTTTATCATGTCGGTAGATCAGTCTTTAACAGTTCCAGGGGAACAGCGTAAAAGCATTTTTATGTACTCTGTTGAGAACTGGCGAAAGATTGTTGATAGCAATGACAAAGAATTAAAATGCACAAAAGAAACAAAAGAAAGGGTCTTTGATTATAATTTGGGTGGTATTGCCGGTTTTGTGTATTCATGGAATGTCGGGTTTGAGTCTATTATTAAAGGCGAACTTGAAAATTTGCAGCATGGGCAGGATGGAAGTTCGGCAAAGGAAGTTCATCTTGCCGAAAATGTAGAATAGCGGTTAAAGACGGTTTTGTAAAAGTTAAGTGCAAGGGTGAACCGTATGTTAAAAAGTGTAAAAGGGGGGTGGTGGAATTTCTGGACGAATCGAATTCTGACTTCTATTATTTATTTGGCAAGATTTTGCCAGGGTTCCACCACCCTTCAAGCGGTTTCAATATGACACTGATTACAAATATTTTAAACGACTTTCAAATTGAAGCAGATCAACGTCCCTTGTTTTGGGAAAAAATCAATATCGTTATACTGAAGATAAAAGAGATTCAAAATGGCTAAGACATTAAAATTAGAATTAGTTGTTGATGATAAAGGTTCTTTAAAGGTTAAGAAGTTTGGTGATAATATAGACAAGAGTACCACTAAAGCTTCAAAGGGCATGAAAAGCCTTGCTCTTGACACGGCAAGCGTTAAAAAAGCCCTTGGCATAACGTCAGTTGCTTTGGTTGCTTTTGGTACTACTGCTGCAGTTGGGATGGGCAAAGCCATAAAAGCAGCAAGTGACCTGGAAGAAACAACAGGTAAATTCAATGTTGTTTTTGAAAGCAATAGAAAAGAAGCTGAAAAAATGGCAAAAGTCCTTGTTGATTCTTATGCAATGTCAACAAAGGAATCAAAACTTTATCTTTCCAGTATTCAAGACTTATTGGTTCCAATGGGCATGGCTTCCGATGAAGCCCTTAAAATGTCAAATGAAGTTGTAAAGCTTGCTGCTGATTTGGGGTCATTTAATAATTTGCCAACGGCAACGGTAATGCTTGATATTCAGAGTGCTTTGGTTGGTAACTTTGAAACCATGAAAAAATACGGGGTCGTTTTAAACGAAACTGTAATAAAGCAAGCTGCTTTGGACATGGGTCTTTGGAACGGTAAAGGTATGGTGGATGCTAACACTAAAGCCTGGGTTGCATTTAAACTTATCTTAAAAGGTTCTGCTGCTGCAATTGGGGATCAAAAGAGAACAATGGGTTCTTTTGCCAACCAGATGAAGCAGTTGAAAGCTAATATCGAAGACATTTCTGCTGCTATCGGGGTCAAGCTTTTACCTGAAGTAACTGAATGGGTCTTTCAGACCAATGAAATGATAAAACAGAATCCAACTGTTATAGATCAGCTTGGAGAATTTTCTAAGAATCTTTTGGTTGTCGGGACATCTTTGATTAAAGCCGGTGGGTTCAGTGTTAAATTCTTTAATGCGATGGTTGATATTTCCAAAGCAATGGGTCTTGCTTCAACCGGTCTTATAAGTTGGAAAACTGCGATACTGGATGGTGTTTCTACTGTTAAGCTTTTTGAAACTGACTTGGGGTTTTTAGAATTACAGGCTACAAAATTAAGAGATGAGATAGAAGAACTTGATAAGAGGTATGAAAAAACTTTTGGATCAGCAGCAAAAAAAAGAGTCTTGGATAACCTTCAGGAATCAACCAAAGCTTTAAAAGATACCGAAGCACGAATAAAAGATTTAACGTCAACCACTGAAGCATTAAGCTTGGCACAAGATGATTCTTATTTAGATTTTGGCAAATGGTCGGATGGTATTAAAGATGCTTCAAAAGATATCATACAACTTACTGATGATGAAAAAGCGTTAATAAAATTTGAAAAAGATAAACTTGATGAACGTGTTTTAAACTGGAAAAAGAATCATGAGGACATTTATAAAGTTGTCCAGGGATTAAGTAAGGTTGTAGGCAACGAAACAATTTTAGCGATTGCAGAAGAAAAAAAGTTACTTGAAAAAAAGGCAGCAGATTTTAAATTAATCCATGAAGCTTCTTATAAGGTTACAAAAGACTTATCTAACCTTACAATAATAGATCAAGAAAAAGTTAATGCTGCTGTAATCAAAGGGCAAAAAGATATGCTCTTGGCAACAGGAACTTTCTTTGATGGTTTTAAAATCGGCATGAGTGATGCCCAAAAGCAGACTACCACTTGGGCAGAGCATGGTCAAAAAATGGCAGATACTATTTCCAGTGGAATGAGCAAGGCGTTTTCTGATTCTTTCTTTGCTATTATAAAAGGGGATTTTAAAGACATAGGGGATGCCTGGGAAACCCTTTTAAATAGTATGCTCAAAAACTTTACTGATATTTTGGGTCAGATGGCTACAGAATGGGCGTTAAAACAAATCTTTGGGTCCAATGGTTCAGGGGGTTTGATCGGAAGCCTTACCGGTGGATTGACAGGGGGAAGCGGTAGTGGTGGAGGTTTAAGTGGTTTAATTAAGTCTTTGCTTGGTGGTGGCAGTACTTCTGGTGCTGCAGCAAGTGCTGCAATTGCTGGCAACACAGCTTATAGTCTTGAAATAGGAAACGCCGGGATTATCGGTGGTGGGGGTTGGGGGGCTGGTGCAAGTGCTTCAGCTTCAGGATCAGGTTTCTTGTCAAGCGGTCTGGCTTCCGGTTTAGCAACGGCAGGGTTTACAGCTTTCGCCGGTTGGGTTATGAAAGGAATCCTTGAAGGGTTCCAGGCTCCTGGATGGTCAGAACTTCCTGCTATTGGGTTTGGTAAAAAAGGGTTCACATATCCAAAAGCGGTCGGGACAACTATTTATTCAGACGAATTCGGATTTGTTGCCGGGGCTGGTAACCTTGGTCTTGCTCCTGAAAAAGAAAACCAGATAACTCAGATGGTAGTTGATTATTTTGACGGGGTTTTTAATGAGCTTAACAAAATACCTGGGGTTGACTTAGCAAAGACCTTACCTGAAGCTTATTTTAAAAGTATCCAGGTTGATGAGAAGGGTCTTGATGTTGCTTTACAAAAATTATCTGATGAAGTCTTTGAAGATATAATAGATGCTCTTTTATTGTCCCTTCATCCTGAAGCCGGTAGCACGATTGAAAAGCAAAAGAGAATGACCAGCTTATCAAATTCGGGGTTGTATGGTTTAGAGGCATACGAGGCAGGGGTTGTGCAGCAGGGAAGCCCTATTTATAAAGAGTTCGATCAAGAGGTAAGCAATCTTGCAGGGGCTTTAAATTTAGATTTCTTCAAGCAGTTGGGTGGTGGTAATGTCCTTGCTGGCATTTTGGGATACGCAAAAGAATGGGAAGCACTTCAAGTTGTGGGTGGTTCTACTGGTGTTCCTTCGGGAAGCACAGGGGGTTCTACTGGTGTTCCTTCGGGAAGCACAGGGGGTTCTACTGGTGTTCCTTCGGGAAGCACAGGGGGTTCTACTGGAGGAA